TGTGCAACAATATTCAAACAATGTGCAAATGCTATCACAACAAAAAGGTTCTCTTCTAAGAGGTGCTGTTGATGTTGAAACTGTTGTGGGTAAAAACGCATTCTTCGATCAAGTAGGTGTAGCAACTGCACAGAAACGATTGACTAGACATGCTGATACTCCACAGATCGACACTCCACACGCTAGAAGAAGAGTATCGTTGGTTGATTATGAGTACGCTGATCTTATCGATAACCAAGATAAAATTCGTACTTTGATCGATCCAACAAGTTCTTACGCTATGGCAGCAGCCTTCGCACTAGGCAGAGCCATGGATGATGAGATCATCGCAGCCGTTTCTGGAACTGCGTACACAGGTGAAACTGGTAGCACCGCTACTTCTTTACCTGCTGCACAAAAGATTACAGAAGCAGGCTCAGACGGATTAACAATTGCTAAACTAAGAAACACAAAAGAAATCTTAGATAGCGGAAATGTTGATCCATCAATTCCAAGATACATTGTAGTTGGACCAAAACAAATTTCTGATTTGTTAGGAACAACACAAGTTACTTCATCTGACTTCAATACTGTTAAAGCATTGGCGAATGGTGAAATTAACACTTTCCTTGGATTTAACTTTATCGTTTCCAACAGATTATCCAAAACTGGAAGCAAACGATTGAACTTAGCTTTTGCTATGGATGGTGTGAAATTGGCTATCGGTCAAGACATCATGACTAGAATAGATGAGCGAAGTGACAAAGGTTACGCTACTCAAGTGTATGTTTGTCAATCAATCGGTGCAACTAGAATGGAAGAAGCTAAAGTTGTGACGATAGAAAGCGTGGAGGCATAATTTTATGGCAACAGTTTATTCAACACAAAAAACTAAGTGGTCACAAAATGTACCTTCTGAAAAGATTGATACGAATGAGCTAAGCGGCAAAGTTAGAGTTGCTTATGCAAGTTACGAAGCATCTTCATTAGCATCAGGCGATGTGATTGAAATGTTCAATCTTCCAAACGGAGCAAGAATAATCGATGGTTATCTTGCGAATGACGCTTTGGGTGCATCAACTACTTTATCAGTAGGATATGCTGCTCACACAGACAGTTCAGGAGCTACGGTTTCTGCATCTGCTGCTGCTTACTTAGCGGCTACATCAACTTCTTCTGCAGCTAGAACAGATGTTTGCGCAACAATTGCGCTTGGATCTGGTTCAGTAACTGACGCAGATAAAGACGGTGTACCTGTTACAGTAACGATGGGTGGTGCCGCTGGTACAGGAACGATCCAATTAGTAATCCACTATGTGGCTGACTAATTAATTCCTTTGATGAGGTTGGCGAGCAATCGCCAGCCTCTCTCACAACATGAAATTATTTATGATTGTCGGATTGTTATGCAGTCCATTTTTAGAAAATTGCTACGAGTTTGAGAAACAGGATCAATTGTTCGAAACAGAAGAAGAATGCAAACAGCAGTCAGAAATAGTTTTAGAAAACATTATGAATATTTTTATTAATCAAAACATAACCGTACAAATAAAGGTCGGTTGCATAGAGGTTCCGAATGGCATCAGTAGTTGATTTGTGTAATAGCGCATTAAATTTATTAGGTGCAAGCACCATAAGTGCTTTGACCGATGACAGTAAAAACGCAAGGCTTTGTAACCAACGATATGAGCCTGTGCGTAATAGAATTTTTAGATCACATGCTTGGAACTGTTTAACCAAAAGAGTTCAATTAGCTCAAGATAGTACAGCTCCTGTAGTTGAGTATTCCTATGCGTACACATTGCCATCCGATTGTTTGCGAGTATTAAAAATTCATACTGGCGCAACGGATAGTATTGAAAGCGATATTGATTACCAGGTGGAAGGTAGAAAAATTAAGACTAACGAAGGAACTGTTTATTTAGTTTATATTGCTCTTATTACCGATCCAAACGAATATGATGTGTATTTACAAGAAGCGATCTCAGCTAGTTTAGCTTCGGATATTGCTTATGCAGTAACTAATAATGCAACACTTGCGAAAAATTATTTAGAAGTTGCAGATGAACGATTACGAGAAGCAAGATTTATTGATGCTACAGAAAATTCTTTAGGAACGATTGAGAGTAACGAATTTACTGATGCGAGGTTATAATGCCAAGGACCACACTTGCATTAACAAGTTTCGTATCTGGGGAGTTCTCACCAAAATTAGATGGTAGAACCGACTTTGATAAATATCCATCTGCTTGCAAAACTTTAGAAAATTTTTTAGTGCATCCACAAGGTGCAGCCACACGAAGAGTAGGAACACAATTTATTGATGAAGTAAAAGATAGTTCCAAAAAAACAAGATTAATACCATTTGAATTTTCTACAACACAAACTTACATTTTAGAATTTGGCGATCAGTATATTCGTTTTTATAAAGACAAAGGACAAATTTTATCTGGTGGATCAGCGTATGAAATTTCTACTCCGTATTTAGAAGCAGAGTTATTTGAAATTAAATTCGCACAGTCTGCAGATGTAATGTATGTAACACATCCAAATCATCCAGTTAAAAAATTATCACGAACTGGTCATACAGCTTGGACTTTAACTTCTGTAGATTTTACCAATGGTCCTTATTTACCTGAGAACTTAACGACTACAACTTTAACTCCAGCAGCAACAACTGGATCAGGAATTAATTTAACAGCATCGACTTCTATTTTTGTAAGTACCGATGTGGGAAGATTGGTGAAACTACACGGAGGTTACGCTACTATTGCAAGTTATACTTCTGGAACTGTCGTAACGATTAATATTGTAGAAAATTTTAGTGCCACTACAGCAACTGACATTTGGAGCCTAGGAGCTTTTTCAGCAACTACTTTATATCCATCGTGTGTTTCATTCTTTGAACAACGATTAGTGTTTGCTGGTACACCAACAGAACCACAAACAGTTTATTTTTCAAAGTCAGGTGATTATGAAAATATGACCACAGGTACCAATGCAGATGATGCTATGGTTTATACGATTGCATCTAACCAGGTGAACCGAATACGATATTTAAAAGCACAACGAACTTTGATTGTAGGAACAACAGGTGGTGAATTTACTGTATCAGCAGATGGAACGGATGCTGCTGTTACACCAACCAATGTTACGATTAAACGACAAAGTTCTTATGGTACTGCAGATATAGATAGTATTTTAGCAGGTAACGCTGTTTTATTTTTACAAAAAGCTAAACGAAAAATACGAGAGCTTGCCTATAATTTTGATACAGACGGCTATGTTGCTCCAGATTTAACTATCTTAAATGATGCGGTTACTACATCAGGAATTGTAGAAATGGCATACCAACAAGAGCCAGATAGTATTTTATGGTGTGTACGAGAAGATGGAATATTAGCAGCACTTACTTATCAGCGATCTGAAAATGTAGTTGCCTGGCATCGTCATAAATTAGGAGGAACTTTTGGATCAGGTGCAAGTGCTACTGGTCATGGAGTAGTGGAAAGTGTTGCATCTATTTCTGGTACCTTAACCGAAGATGAGCTTTGGGTAATTGTCAAACGAACCATTAATGGATCTACCAAACGATATGTAGAAGTATTTTCTGATTTTGATTTTGACGAAACCTCTGCTGCTGATTTTAAATTTTTAGATAGTCATTTAACTTATTCTGGATCTGCGACTACTACTATTTCTGGATTAAGTCATTTAGAAGGACAAACCGTTTCTATTTTAGCAGACGGTGCTACACACGCAGACAAAGTAGTTAGCTCAGGTGGCATTACTTTAGATCGATCTGCAACTAAAGTGACAGTCGGATTAAATTATAATTCTGTATTACAGACGATGAGAATTGAAGGTGGAGCTGCCGAAGGTACTTCACAAGGTAAAACCAAAAGAATTTCTAAAGTGGTATTACGATTATTTGAAACGGTAGGAGTAAAAGTAGGACCAAGTTTAACACAATTAGAAACCATACCATTTCGAACTACCTCTAGTTTATTATCACAACCAGTTGATACTTTTTTAGCTGGCGATAAAGAAATTGAATTTAGAGATGATTATAATTCAGATGGTTTTATTTTTATTAAACAAGATCAGCCTTTACCTTGTTCGGTATTAGCGATCTATCCAACAGTCGTAACAAGTGACGGATAATTTTAAAGTCGTTCCATACCAACGCTCACATGGGGATTACATCATTAAGTATGGCATGAACGATAAACTAATGGATGTAGATGCAAGCTATCATGACAATAGGATCGATCACGAAGTGCCTGGCATGGCATTTACTTTATTACACAATGATCTGCCTGTTGTTAGTGGCGGCGTTATCCTTTTATGGGATGGTGTCGGTGAAGGTTGGGTTATGTCGAGTAAAAGAATTTTTGATTATAAAATTACCGCAGCATCGATCATTAAAAAAAGATTAGATTTAATTTGTGAGAACAACAAGATTTGGCGGTTGCAAACTTCCGTCAAAGCAAAATTTACAACAGGTATCAGGTTCGCAACTTGGTTAGGTTTAACTAAGGAAGGTCTTATGAGAAAATTTGGACCAGACGGATCGGACTACTACAAAATGGCAAAGATATATATATGAGTTTTATTGGTGATTTCGCCTCTGCATCAGCATCGAAAGCAATTGGTAGGTATAATAATAAACTGTATCAGCAACAGGCTGAATACACGAAAGCTAAAGCTGAGGTTAATAAAAAGGTATTTCAAGATGTTACTAAGCCAATGCTGGTCAAAGCATTTGATAGTAACTACAGCGACTTCTTTGTGAAGGCGATTAAAACTGGAGCTGAATTTAGAGCAGGTGAAAGCACTTATCTTGCTGCATTAGATTTTAAAACGAACCAGGCATTTGATTTAGTAATGGCAGAATATAATTCCGACATGGATTATATCGATCAACAAAACAATGCGAACTTATTGATTAGCAAAGGTCAAGGTGCAGAGTTTGAAGGAAACTTACAAGCGAAAGCTGCTAAGGCAAGAGGTTATGGAAGTCTGCTTTCTTCTGGATTTAATTATTACAACACAGGCAGGATTTAATGGCGGTACTTAAAATTTATCAAAGTCAGATCAAACCAAATGAAATAAATGTTCCACAAATTGGTGCGTTAGCTATTTCACAAAATGTAGCTACTAATTTAAGTAAAGGTTATGGTTCTATCGGTGATGCGTTAAAAGATATTTACAATACGCAAAAAGATGAAGAAGATAAAAACAAAGCTACTGATATTTTCACTAAAGTCATAGCTCCAGAGATTAGTAAAAATTATTCTACTTATTCTAAGTCCACTAATATTAATGAAGGCATTAATGGTTTTAATGATGCTCTTAATCTAAAAAACTTTGACGCAATTTTATCTGGTGAAAGTAGAGGTGTTAAAAAATTAATTGAGAAAAAAGTTAATTCAGAACGAGCTAGTTTAACTTTACAATTAGGTAATAAGATTGTTGCTAATTCTATTGAGCGATCTGAAATAAATAAAAAGAATGAATTAGACAACATTGTTAAAAAATTAACTAGCAACAATAGCGTAGAGGTTATGATTGCGGACAGAGAATATAAACAGTTCTTTCAAGATCCTGCGAACATTAGTTTTTATGGAGCTAAAAAAATTACCGAAGAAAAACAAAAAAGAGATAAAGAAATATTTACTTTGCGCTTAATTCGAAGAACAGAAAATGGCGGAGTAGATTTAACCGATGAAAAAACCAGACAAGAAATATTATCCAATTATAATCCGCAAGAAGGCAAATCTATTTTAAAGAAAATACAAACGATCCAAGTATCTAAATATAACTTCCAAGAAGCTCAGAGAATGTTGGAAGAGAAAAAAGATATAAGAGGTAAAGTTGAGAATTTTGCATTCTTGTTAAATCAAATTAATGATGCCAACAGCAATCCAACCAATGCTGAAATGCGAGCTAAATTACCTACTTTAGATGGCTTAAATGATCTTAAAAATTTAGGCAGTATTAATAAAGTACAATACGAATACTTATTAAATATCTACACTAATCCTCAAAAACTATCAGAGAATGCAGTAGTCGATAGTATTAATGCGCAGCTAGCTTTAGCTAAAACTATAGATGATGTAGATCAATTACAAAACTCTATTAACTTAGATGATCGTATTGTTAAAAATATAAGTCCAGAAGATTTGATTACTTATAACGGTATCATCGACAAATTTAAAAAAGAACGAAACTTTGGTAAAGATTATAGTTATCATTTAGAGTTATTAAAAATTCATACCAAAGAAGTTGCGAATGCCTGGGGTGGTAAAGCCTTTGGCGAAAATGAACAAAAAGATAAAATCAACGCTACTAATCGTTTGCGTGAATATAACGAATATATTTATAAAGATAATTTAAATCCACAAGATGCTTATCTAAAAACTATACAAAATATTAGTAGTAAAGATTTACCTTCGTTAATAGATATGCCTTTGCGAAAAGAGTTAAACTTACAAGATCGTAAAGAATTTTTTAAAACAGAACCAAAAGAAGCGTTTAATAAAATTAGAGAAATATCAGCAACGCAATTTAAAAATAAACAAATTACTATTGAGCAATTTAAAAAAGATATATCAGATTTAGATTTTATAGAAGATGTCTATAATATTCGACTGCAAATCTTTTCTAAAGATGAAAAAAATCCAGATCCTGTTCAATCAGCGTTAAGTAATGATTTAAGAAAAAAACCAAATAAGAAATAATATGGCAGAAACAAATATACTTAATGATTTTTATTTACCAATTAAAAGTAGAGAGGAAGTATATAACTCTACTGCTTTTAAAACTTTGCGTAATAATAATATTGATACTGCAGAACTAGAAGGTTTTGAAAGTGAAGCTGGAGCTGGTTTAGTAGAATTTAATACAGATGAAAAATTCCAACCAAGTTTAAATGATGGCTTTGTCAAAGATGCGTTACAATTTTTCTTTTATGATTTACCTAAAGATACGCTTTGGTCGGTCATGAGAGGTGCAGCTAATACCGTTCAAAAAGGTGTGAACATGGGAGTATGGTTAGGCGATCTAATTGGTTTAGATAAAAACGAACAACGCTATGAAGCATTTAATAATGCTGTGGAAACTTTTAAAACGCAGCTAGATCAGTCACAAGGCGAAAGTCCTTTTATATCTCAAATGTTATCCATAGCAGCTCAAGATGCAGCTTATGTATTTCCTTTATATAAAAAGTTTAAAAGTATGGGGATGCCTCGTTCTTATGCTTTACCGTTATCGTTTGGCATTGGCAGCACACTTGCTTTTGACAAAAAAGATTTCCTTTTTGTAGATAGCGGTGCCATCAAAGGTTTGAAAGAATATATGAATATTGCGCCTAATACGCCAAGTTCCGATATGTATGATTACGGTGTAGGTTTAATTGGCAATACTGCTTTAGGTGGCGTCATGGATAAAGTTATTGACGCTTATAAATTTGCTAAAAAACTTCCAGCCAATGAAACAGGATTAAATGTTCCTGGAGCTATGATAGCGACAGAAGGCGGAACGATTAGTGGAGTAGTCGCAGATAAATTAAATAAACCAACTCCTAATACAGTTTCGAATAATCCTGACATGAGTACAGCTCCTGTAGATCCAGGCGTGATTGTGAATACAGATCCTATGCCAAACCAAGATATGGGAACTGAAAAAAAAAATCTGGACTTTAACCAACAACTTGAGGACCAAACTTCTAAATTAAATTTGCCACCAGATAATATGTTGGCGATGAACCCAGGACCAATCTTTCGATCTATCGTTAGAGAGATGGCAAACAAAATTCCAAAAAAAGGAACAGGACAACAAATATTAAATACCATTAAAAACACTCCAGGAGTAAAAGAAGCAGAACTGAAATGGACTGGATTAGATGATTTTTTAAAAGATAAAAAAAATGTAACCAAAGAAGAAATAGGACAATTTTTAGATCGAACTAAAATAGATATTGAAGAAGTAACTTTTGGTGGAAAAAATTTTGGAAAATTATCAGACGAAATTGAGTTTGCCAAAAACGATTTTGAAAAAAGATGGCATAAAAACGAACAAGATTTGTTTCAAAAAGAATACGGAACCTCTAAAGTGCGTATGGACATAAGAGGACCTGATTATGATAATTATAAATTGGTAGATTTATTAAATGACAATGAATTAATTTTGCCATTTTCTCAATTAAAAAGTTATTTCGGTAACGATATAATTAATGGAGTAATTAAGCCAAACAAAGTATTTAAAGGACCAGAAAATCAAAAATTTTCCATTTCTGAATTAGAATTAGAAAAATTTAAAGTTGAAAATCAAACACGAGATTTCTTTGAAAAAAATAACGCTTCAAAATTTGAAAGATATACTTCGCCTGGGGGATCAGATTACACAGAATTAGTTTTTAAAATTAAACAAGGCGGAATGGACAAAGGTATTCCAACAGAACTTACAGAAACATCTATTGTACCAAGGTCAGGTGGTGAAAGTTTTAAAAATACACAAGTAAGCAAAACATTTACTCCATATAAAAATCCATCACACATGAACGTCAAATCAGAGATTGCTCATGTACGATTTAAAACCAGAGAACAGGACGGTATGAAAATCTTAACAGTTGAAGAAATGCAATCTGACTTTGGTATTGCTGCATCCAAAGCAATGGCAAACAGACCTGATATTAAAATAACTGACTTTCCATTTAAAAACACTTGGTATGAGCTAGTTACTAAACGATTAATAAGACATGCTGCAGATAATGGATTTGATGCTGTAGCTATTCCTAAAGGAAGTACAATTGCCAGTAGATATAAACAAGAACT